GGTAATGCTAATAATAAATATTTCATTTTTGTTTCCTTAAAGTTAAGTATTAATAGTGTTAACAGTTGGGCCGGTGATGTTAGTCACAGCTTGTATTAACGTCCAGTTAGTTCCATCATTAGAATGCTCAACATTAAAACCAGTAGCCCAGTAGTTGAAGCTGCTGTTGGAGTATCCGTTTCTTACTAGAATACTTCCTATTGTAATAGGCGAACCCATGTCGTACTGAATCCAGTCGTTTATAATCACATTGGCAGCGCGAGTAGCAAGATACCAACCTGTAGTAGTCGAGACTGACCCCGCCTTACGAGCTGGATAACTAGTACTCTCGTAGCTGGCAGAAAGCTCAGGTATGGTAGGGTTAGTACTAGCATCTTGACCAATAATTAAGTTTGTTAAATTTGCATCTGTATACAAGGCAAACTGTGAAATGAAGGGGCCAACAGATACCGACCTTGTAAACCCAGTGACCCGAATATAGCGAGCAGTTATTCCCCCAGCAGCAGACTTTCCATGAAAATCATTCATACTGATAGGGCCAGTAGCTTCCCCAGCCAAAGCCCGTACCGCAGTGTCATTCATAGAAATCTGCGTAGTACCATCACCGCCGAGAGCTACCTGAACAGACCTGTCAGCCGCAGTGCCAGCGAGGGACATTTCTCCTGAAGCGGCAAGAGTCATTACTCACCGCCTTCAAGGATAAGCCTAGCAGCTTCCTCAGCAGCCTGTTGTTCTGCTACAACCCAAGGGTTTTCACTGATGATTACTGGAACTTTAGACTTAGCAATGTCATCAGCAATAGAGCTTTCAATAGAGGCAACTTCCTCTTCACCCAAGGCAGCTTTAGTCCATGCCATAGCAATTTCTTCAGTAACGTCAGCCCAAGGGATAAAACCTTCAGCGTCTACATTAGCTTCAAGGCCAATAGATCCATACCTACGGCCTCTATGAGTTACGCCATCAACCACTTCATAGTCAGAAGCTTCCCAATGAGAAGTGTTAATTGCGCCAGTATCTACAGTAGAGTCTAGTGCTACAATATTCCAAATTAAAGCCATTTTATTTCTCCATCTCGTTTAATTTTAATTCAAGTTTCTCTACTTTTTGAGTCAGCTCTTTTACAGCTTCGATAAGCAAAGGGGTTAGTCTTTCGTACATTACTGTTTTGTAGTCTTTGCCTATTGCAGACTTAGCAACAATCTCTGGTAGTACAGCTTCTACTTCTTGAGCAGAGATACCTACCTCTAGCCCGTTGTTGTCTACACCAAGAGATTGAGCAGTTTCGTTAGGAGTGTAGTAGTAACCGTTAAGCTGGGCTACCTTGTCTAACGCGTTAGGGATGGTTCCCTTGAAGTCTTTAAGGCGTTCATCAGAAAAGTTAGCAGTAATGTTACCTGTAGCCACTATGTCACCAACAACATGCAGCGCCTGAGTCGGTGCGGTAATGCCTATACCTAATCTTTTTGCACTAGTGAATCTTGCATACTCTCCACTTAATCCACCATCCATAGCAATACTATGTCCACCACCTGTAAGGGAGGTAGAGGTTACTTGCCCTACACCGTTATATGCCCTTAAACCTACCAGTGAATCTGTTAAAGAGTTATTCCTTATATTGATGCCTTGATAATTAGGAAGGTCAGATGTAGCGTATATTATGCCGGTAGAATCAAGCTCAATTCCTGTAACGGTTGAGTTACCAGACGTTTTTGCTACAAGGAAGTCACCTGCCGAAGTAATCCTAGCTCTTTCACCAGTGCTGGTAGTAAAGGCCATTGAGTTGTCAGAGTTGTTATAAGCAATCTTGCCTATATCAAAATCATTAACATCGCCAAATTGTATTGTTGCAGGGTTACTTGTTCCTGCCGTTAATCTTAAAATTGCGTTAGTGTTGTTAATCCGAATAACATCGTTAAAGTTCTTCTGTCCAGAAATTGTTTGGACGCCTGAAGTTCTTACAACAGTGCTATCAACGTCAACTGTAACTGTGCCTGTAGTACCGCCACCAGACAAGCCATCACCCGCTGTCACCCCAGTAATGTCACCAGTATTAGTCGTGTAACCAGAATCATTAGTCCACTGGGATATAGCTCCAGACTTGTTGGTGAAAGTGTCAGTGCTAGATGGAGTTACTGTGCCAGTATTAGTCGTGTAACCAGCGCCGTTAGTCAGTTGATTGTTATTGGTAATTGCAACGGCAGGAGTATAAGTAAACACGCCAGAGGTGTTGTCATACGCCAAGCCAGTAGTGCCAGGAGATGCAGTAGTTGCACTTAAATCAGTTAGCGCGATACCACCGCCAGCACCTGCAACCCAAGGTACATTAACAACAGCTTGATTAGCTGAGTTTAGCTGGATGCCATAAGTTCTTCCAGCCGTAGAGGAGACCGCGTTAGCCGCTACAGACTGGTCTGTGTTGCTGAATAATTCAACGCCGCCTCTTGTTGTTGCAGTAGCTAAGTCAAGAGAGATGTCGTTAGCTCCAGCAGTAATGCCAGTACCACCAACTGCGTTAAGCGTTACGGCCCCTGTAGTGCCGCCGCCAGTTAAACCAGTACCAGCAGTTACAGCAGTAATGTCACCACCACCACCAGCGTTAGCATCAACGTAAGCTTTGATTGATTGTTGGGTTGCAAGAGCAGTAGCACTATTGCTTGCCATGTTATCTTCATCAAGGATGTTGGTAACTGTTACAGTACCAGTGCCAGACAAGCCGTTAAATTCAATAGTTCCATTAACGTCCAATTCAGCGGATGGAATCGTAGTTCCTATTCCTACATTCCCATTTTCAATTATCCTAAAAGCTTCCGCTCCAGCAGTAGAAAAAGCTAAACGATCAGCCCCCGCTCGCCACATTCCTGTGTTTTCATCTGCACCAAATGTATATGCAGGAGTCCCACTAGAACCAGATCCTGCTTTTATTTTAGTTACATCAACTATTCCAGTAGTGCCAACTGAAAAGAAACTTCCAGCAGTAATCCCGCCTGGAGCAGCAAGGGATGCGTTAAAAGTATTATTGCCCGTAAAGGTATTGTTGCCAGCAAGAGTTACATCACCACCACCTGTACTTGTAATAGTAAAGTTAGGGTATGTTCCTGTTACATTAGTTGTACCAGCACCCGTTAATGAAACAGTCTGGTCAGGAGCAGTATTGCTAAACTCATTGCCAGCACTTAAAGCAAGTCCAGATCCTGCTGTATACTGTTCCCCAAGGCTAGTTCCATCAGCAACTTGTACCGCACCAGTCGTATCGTGAAACTTTAGAAACTTACCTTTACGCTGATCCTTTAGCGGAAGAATCATGCTAATCGGAACATTCTCAGCATCGCTCAATCTAATGGTTCGATCAATAGCGTTTTCATTCTGTATAGCGCCAATGTAAATCTTATCAAAATCACCATTAACATCTTGAGCTAAGAAGGCACCGTTCTCTTGATAGTTAGTATCCCTAGTAACAGGCATGGTTAATACAATACTGACTGTATCGTTAAGACTAGCACCCGTGTCCAAGACAAAAGTACCACCAGCAACTGCACCAATATTGTTTACAGTATAGTCAGCAGGAGCGACTATGACATTGTTCTTATAGACAGTTACGTCAGAGTCTGCCAGCACTCTAAAGGTATACTGGAATGTATCTTGCCCAGCAGAGGCGCTGTAGTCATCACGAGTAGAAGTTGCAGTTACGGTCATTTTGACACCCTTTTAATTTGGTTCGATTATACTATAATTTGGTTGTTTTTTATACAGCTACTACATGTCGCCTATGGCTGTTTCTATCTCGTCAAATATTTTGTTTACACCACTAAGATTCTGCAATGGAATCAATCTTCTTAAAGCTCTAATGTCAGAGTCTGTCATTGGCCCTGACGATGAAAGGGCGTTACTTGCTGCAACAGTAGTGCTCAAGAGACTGCCCAAGCTTGGCCCTAAAATCGACTCTGAAACGCTGCGAGACACAAAGCGCGATGCTGGCGCACTAATCCCCAGTAAAGGCCTAAGCCCTACCGAGTTGCTAGAAATCTTCTCAATGGTATTGTTAATCTCACCTACAATCCCAAGAACGCCAGAACGATCAATGCCTTCAGTTATCCACACTGCCGGATCTTCACTTACTTCACGGCCTGCAAGCTGCTGTTTAATGACGTAAGAGAATGCTCCCATTCCTACTAGCGAAATAATGCCGCCCATAGTGTTATGATCTTGATTTTGCACTCCAGCAATAAATACACGCTGAGTAGCAGACAATATAAAAGACCTAAACTGTCCGATAGTCTTACCCATCTCTGAAGACATAAATAAAGGTTTCTCCTGACCTGGCATAATAATGACACGGTCAGATTCCTTTCTCATAGCTACGGCCCACATACGCTCCAAGTCTGGGCGATCCCAGTTCTTAGCGCCTGTTATCCACACGCCATCTTCGTTTTTCCCGTGTTTAACAACCTGAGCCATCATGTCATTAGCAGCTTGCTTATCAATCCCTAGTCGTCCAAGGCGCTTGTCATACTTGCCTTTAGACAACCCGTCAAAGATAGAAGTTTGCATGGTTACTGCGTGTAGCTGCTTCATTCCTGAAGTCCAGCGGTCAAGGAAGTTAATCTTACCAAAGTTGTTAGCGCCTGATCTTAATGCTCTTTCAACAGCAGTGCCACCAGAAACGTAATCGCCAACGTCAGCAATAACGTCAGATTTACCGGCCATTAAAACGTCAGTGCCAATTCCCCAGCTCTTCGCTTCACTAGCGGCAATTTTAAAGTTTTTAGTGTTAGAGATTAACGGAGCTAAGCCTTTACTGAATGTCTTGGCAAAACCTTCTGCCATAACAATGCGAGCAACATCTGGAAAGCTGGATATGGTTACACCTCCAAGCAATCTTAAATAGTTAAGGTCGCGTGACGATCGTCCAATACGAGTCCATATGTTATCTTCCTGAAAACCATATACTCCACGCATCCTGTCACGCATTCCGTTAAGGTCTCGGATGTCAGCGTTCCTTTCTTTCTCTAATTCAGCACGCTTTTTTGGATCAGTAATACCATTGGCTTTATCTCTATACTCCCTGTTAACTGCTTGAATTTGATCAACCATATCCACGCTTCCAAACTTCCTGGTCAGCTCAATGTCAGCAGCAGTTTGTTGTAAATACCTGGCACCCAAGACCTCAATGTCATTCTCTAAAAACTCTTCAATAATCTCATCATCAATTTGAAAGGTTCGTTTGCGGAGAGGGCCGCGTAACGCGTTTACTTTACCTACTTTTGCTGTGCCTTCACCCATCTTCCAGTCGTAAGGAAGCCTGCCGCCAGGCGAGCCTTTAATTCTTTGGGCAATCTGCGCTGCAATATCATCATAGTCCTGCGCCTCAAAGTCTCTACCAGACTTGTATTCTGCTTTATCTATAATTGCCTGAAGGTCTGCCTTTTCTTTTCCTTCAGCTTTTGCAACTTTGGAAGATGCAATCTTAGCCTGCTCATATAGATCAAAATCTTTCTTTTGCAGCCAGCCAGAAACCTTAGTAATAAACTGCGGGTAATTAGCGTCTATCTTGCCTGAGCTATACACTCTGTTAAGGTAATTTACAGAAGTACTGACATCAACATCTTCAGGCAGCATCTTTAGCTCAATCATTTCGTTCTTCAAAGGATCGTATAATTCTTTGCGCCAGAAATCAGAAGAGGCTTTAATCTCAGGAATGTCGCTTTCCCCAGTTCTAATGGCTCTAGATACAGCTTCGTTAAAATCACGCCGTTTCATTTTAGGAGCGCCAGACTTTGTATACTGCTCGTAGAACTTATTGTTATTGTCTATCGAGTTGTACAGCTTTCCACTCTTAATTTTAGCTAATGACTCAACAGCTTGGCCGGTAAAGTTATCTAGCATGATAGGGCTTTCTGCCAGCTCTGCTGCAAGCCTTCTGACTATTGGCGACTTGCTAGTAAGCGCCCTAGACAAAGGGTCAAAACCTAGCTTGTCAGTTAAGAATCTAGCAGTTTTACCCGTAACCTGAACATCGCCTATAACTACACGGGCAGCACCAACACTATCTTCACCTACAGGGCCAGTCTTAGCGTTAATTGCAGGGTTAATACCTTCAGCTATCTTAGGCTCAACCTCCATAATGTCAGCCATTTCCCGAATAACCGTCTCATCAATTCCGTATCTAGGCAAGAGCTGTACAGTACCCCCTAGAACACCCCCTAAGAGCGTTCCAGCGCCAATGTTAATGGCAGACTCATCAAACGTCCTAGTCAGTTGCTGGGTGTGTAAGGCGGCCTCTACAAGGGCTGTTTCAGCGGCTACAACAGAGCCTGTAACGGCAGCGCTACTAAGTATGCCTTTGCCTGCCCGATAAGTGTTGACAGCTACACCGCCAATACTGATGAGTGAAATAGGATCCATTACACCGGCAACGCCACTCATAATCATTCCGGTAGCGCCACCTCTGGCAATAGTGTCTCTGTCCTGACGCTCTCTGCTCATCTGCTTGCGGGTAGCTTCTAACTCATCTTCATCGTCAGCATACAGTGCGGTTGATACAAAAGCCTGATCATTCTTCTCTTCCTCTGTAAACATGGAATAAGCATCAAATGACGGGTCATCTTTAGTGTCAGGCAGGCCAACTTCTCTAATAGAAAAAGCTCCGATAATGTTCTCTTGCCTAAACGCAGCGCCAACGACTTCCCCGAAAGAAGGAGCTTGCTGCTCATCTATTTCAGGAGTATAAACTGTTTTTTTGCCTAGCAGCTGTGTTTCTGGAGATGCAACAAATCCCATTTACTCACCTATTCCTTTCAAAGCATTAACCATTTCTTGACCAAACTGATTAATAAAGATTATCTCAGCTTCTTCCTGACCAAGTTTGTCTACAGCAATTTTAAATCCTTTTGTAAACTTTTCCTTAGATATAGCCTTTGAAAATAACTTTTTAACCTGAGCTGAGCTGTAATTCTGTTGCATCATTACATACGGCTCTGGAGTAATTCCTGCCGCCTCTTCCTTTTCTGTTGGAGTTGGGTAAACAGTTACTGTTCTGCTTTCTGGAATGCCAGTGCTATCGCCTTCTACTGCCTTACCCTCTTCTATAAGATCGTTAATTTCGTCTATTTCGTTTTTAGGCCTTGCGAGAGATGCTACATATTGATCACTAGCATTGTTTATTTCCTCAACAATAAAGTTAGCGGCCTCACCCACCTTGTTTGTTAGCTGGGGCATGCCAGTTGCAAGCAGTACTTTCTTAATGTTTTCTACGGTTATAGCGTCTGGAATGTTTTTAAACTCTTTAATTCCTTTGCCTATCAATGCAAATGGGCTTTTAGAAGATTTTAGAACTGCGCGCATAGCTTCACGCTCAGCTTGCTTGAGAGGATTGTCTGTTCCAAATTTCTCAGCAATTTTAGCAGCTCTTATTTTTCTTTCATCAAGCGTTCCCCACTTGTTCATCTTGCCGTATTCTTCGGCTTTAATTCTAGCTGCTTGAAGAACATTACCTTTTTCTACATCAGGCTTAAATCTGCTGCTCATGTTGCCATCTGGATCAAGGGCAGAAACGCTCTGTAAAGTTCCGTCATTAGCCCTAATCATAATGGCATACGTTGGTTGATTATTTCCAGCCGACCTAGATGTTTCTGCGTCAGATATTAAGCGGATATTCTCTCGCTCAACAAGAATCCCGTTGGACTGCAAATCATTATAGATCTCGTCACGAATATAAGAGGTATCGCCTGTTACGTTTAGCTTATATGCCGGAAATTTTTCTGGAGGATACTTCATTAGACCAAACTCGCCTCTACCCCAGTTAGCCTGTATGCGTGTCATAGCGTTCTTTTTGGCTGATTCTATATCTACCGTTCCTGCTTTATAAAGATTCTCGGTTAATACTTTGTAATCAGTTACAAGCTCATCAAAAGCAATTTCATTTTGAAAGTCAGAGGCGCTGTCAAATAAGAAACCAGTCATTTGACTTGTAACTTCTTCGGCGTAGACTTCAGCTCCAAAAACTTTCTTATTGTCTTTTGATTTTATTTCAACAGCTCTAGCCTCAGCCATAGCTTTTTGAGTAGGAGATCCAGTTCCAGTAATAGCTTTAGCATTAGCGATTGATTCTTCTGGAGTTAAGTAACTGTCTGACTCCGCTACAACTGAAGCAAAAGCCGTTTCAGCGTCAGTAAATGCAACTTCACCAATTCCAGGAATTTCCTGTATTCTATTAATAGTATCTACAGCATAACCTATCTTGTCAGTATCTCCTGACACTAGGTTGTTCCGAATTTCAGTTCTTGCCTGCGTTGGAAGGTATCCAGTCATTTTTGTTATCTGAGCTACCTGCCCGCCTCTCTTGGCTGGATCGGTAGACAATCCTACGTTGATTAGCTCCTCGTAAGTGTTATCAACATCTTTCTGGGTAACTGGAATAATAGGCTGGCCTGTAACTGGCTGCTCACCATTAACAAGGTTAGAAACGCGAACCATTCCGTTATTCTTTTTTTGGTCTGCCGATTGCTGCTCAAGAATCAAATTAATTCTACTTGACACCCCCTTTGAGGTCTTAAAATAACCCTGCTCGTTTAATTCATAAACCTTATCAATTAAATCTTGCGGATCTCCAATTTGATTCTTAATTGAAATATCCAAATTTGACAAAGTACTCATCTGCTCGCTAGATAAAGTTGCCGCGTCTTTTGCAGCCTTTAACTCAAGAGTAGAAACCTGAACGTCAAGCTTGTTTAATAGCTCTTGGTTCTGCTCTGCGGATAGGCTTTGATCAGGGCTGTTGCGAAAAGCCTCTACAATGGCGCGTCCGTTTACCAGCCGATCTTTCATTTCAAAAGAAGGATCTAAAACAGCCCTGTTAACTTCACCTAATTTTGCCTGAACGGTGATTCTATCTGTTAAGCTATTAATTTTTTGCAAGGCAATGCCAGGGTCTAAATCGGCAGTTTCAACTAAGCCTAGGGTAGCGGCAGTAAACTCAGCAAGACCCTCTTTAGCATCGTCTACATTCCCTGCGTAAGCATCATTCGTAACAATGTCAGAAAGAACAGCAGCGCCCTGCTCAATTCCAGCAGTTGTAAGAGCCAAATCTTTAGCCTTTTCAGCCTTGGCAACAGAGCTTTCAGCTTTTGCATTGAGCTTATCAAATACTAGCTCGGCAGAACCCCTGTATTGCTCAGGCATTTTGCTTAACAAGCCTTGCTTGGAGGCATCTACTAACTTACTGTATCCAATGATGTCATCAGGAAACTGCTCTTGAGCAGAATTTACAGACTGGTCTAGCTCAAAAGAAACATTACCTATATACGCGTTCTCAGCGGCATCGTTAAAAGCGTTAGCCGAATAGCCAAATTTACGTTGTTCTGGAGGTGCAATTAGCTCTCCTGTCGCCGGATCTACACGACCAGTTTTTGAGCCTGCAATAGCCCCCTTTTTGGCCCCTTCTTTAACTGCAATAGGTTTTCCTATAGCTAGAGCAGTGTCAGCAACAGTTTCGCCTAAACCAGCCAGAGCACGCATCTTATCAGCGCCAGACGTATCTAAGGATGTAGGAGTAAACTTACCGTAATACCCAATTCGTTCTTGTTTAACAGCCATTGTTTAATCCTGTTGTTTAAGCGTTGAGCTGTGCAGCTGAAGAAGCGCCAGTCAATAGTGTGCCAGCAGCCTGCAAGTTAGCAGCAGACCGAGCATTTTTGCCCTGACGCTTGAGTTGAGCCTGGGTAAGCCTGTCACTTAGCTTTAACATTCCTTCACTCATACCAATGTTTTGAGCGCTTTCTAAAGCAATACTAGCTGGAGTTCCTTCCATACCTAAGTTTCCAGCAGCTAAACCTACAGTATTGGCGGCAAGGACTTTACCTAACTTTTGCTGCCGTTCAAGCTCACGACCTTCAGCGGCAACCTTTTCTTGCCTAGCCTGCTCGTTTAAAGCGTCCTGCTGGGCTTTACCTGCTTCAACTTGCCCGTAAACATTCACTGCTGTTCCTACACCCACTGTTACTGTTGCTACCATTATCCAAGTCATAATATATCCTTTGGCTCTATTAAAGCCGCTTCTATTTCTTTAAGATCTGTAAGCTCTGTAGGGTGAAAAGTTATCCAAACGCAATCTGTTTCAGCATAGCAAACTCGCTTGGTTCCTGGCGTTGTCTCACCCATGTACGGCGCTTCAATTTCTATTGTTTCAAATTTACTAGCTACCCTGCACTTCCCCTTTATTACCATGTACATATGGCTAGTCTTGTGCGCAGCTCCAACACAAACTACACCAGCAGGAATAAACGACTCTCTAACATACAGCCCATCAGAAAAATGATGCCTTGTTTTTGTATCAGCTTGAGGCATTTCCGCAATAACATCTTGTATTTTGTAAATGTCATTTTGCGTTGCTAGTTCGCTCACGAAGATTCTACCTCATACTCAATAGATTGAAGGTGAAACGGTGTGGGGCCAGGTACAGTAATTAAAGGAACAACCTCTGTAGACCAACCATTACCGCCTCTGTTATCTTCTATAATACCAGTTTTGGGAGAAAGTGGAGTATTTAAAGGGCTATTGGATGCTGGGCCAAGCTCTCTCACAGGCACTGGCATTCCGTCAATGTACACGCCAGAAGTCTCTAATACGCGCAAATTCATATTAGTAATCTTCTTTTCCCTCATAGCATTCTGCCCACTACGAGTACCTGGATTAGTATTTACAGGCATAGATTTAAAACTTGCAGTAAAGTTTAAACCAATCTTAAATTCTACTGTTCCTGTAGGCGGTCTTTCAGATGCAAGTATTATTACTTGGCCTGTAGAGCCTACAACTCTGTCAGGCAATATATTTTTATCACCAATTACTGAAACAGTTTGACCGGCAAACCTTACGCCCACACCAACACTTGTATTGCTAGTGCCTGCACTAACATTTACTTTTTGGCTAGAGTCCATCAACGCATCAAAATCCCACTTCTCAAGTGTTCTATAAGTATCGTTAGTTACAGAATTAACACTTTCAACAATAAAATATAATTCTTTACCAACAACGGAGCACGATTCAAACTTGGTTACATTGTCTTCGTCAGGATTGTACAATGTCCATTTGGTAAAGCCGTTAATGTCTTGTGCCCTAACTGTATTTAAAACTGCGGCAGATCCGTCTTGATTAATGATAAATACCCATGCAGCGTCTTCAGATGAAGTCCCGTCAAGAGCAGCCATGTCCAAAGGTTTATTAATTAAATGAGATGACAAAACCGATATGTCGTTACTTGTGTAAGCGTCTTCATTAAAGTTATATAAATACTGGCGTAGTGTATTACCGTTTCCGTTAATAAACAAAGTAGCGCCATCAAGAGCTTTAGACTCTAAGTTGAATGAACCAAGTTGCGTTTCTGCTTCAATAATAATTGTAGATGGCGTGTTACCTTTTACAATAAATTCAGCGCCAGAACAAAATACCTGCAAACCACGATCAGGGTTTACATCTACAATCTCAGTAAGGTTGCGAGAGTTAATAGTTACAAAGATTCCATCGTCATCTGCACCCTCCTCTGAAAAGAAGTTAAACAAATCACCTGACTTAGATGCAAACAAACTTTGACGCTTAGACTTAGTGCCGCCTATCCATAGCCTGCCCTCATTAAAAGCACCCATTAAAGGAAATCCGCGAGTAGAACTCCACACATCTTCTTTTCTAGACACCCCAATTACATCCCTAATAAAGGTAATGCCAGTGTTTCCAGTAGATCCTTCCGTAACAAAAGCCGAAAATAACTTTAAAGGTTGAGCAGATTCATCGCTAATTGTAATTGTATAAGGGCCAAGTAAAGCACTGCCAGTAACTGTAATTCCAGTGTCACCAAAGATTGGCATTTCTTGTAGGTTTTTTTGTAAATTAAAAGCCGTTGATTCAACATCTCCTCCAAAAGAAATATTCTTGCTTAATACGCCTTGAACATCTACTTGGTAACGATTTCCGGCTACAAATCCATTGCCAAAAGTTATTCTTTGTACTGCTGAGACAGCAGCAGGGCTATCTGAATCATTGTAATCGTACTGAGGCACATTACTAAATGGAATAGGCCCAGAAGTAAACTGATTGGTTCCGTTAAAAATAATACGCTGCGGAGCATAATCCTTATGAAACAATAGCATGACATTTTCTGTCTGCGCATCTCGAACTTGTGAAAGATCAGCGTTAAGATAAGGAACACTCACATTGCCTGTATATACAGTTTCTGTGCTACCCGCATGAGGTGCCCGATAAAAAGCCATATTTTTATCAGTTAAAACGCCAATATAATGCTCATCCGATCCAATGCTGAAGTCAAATGTCTTTACACTAGATGCCCCAACAGCCGCAGTTTTCAGATTATATTCACCAATTTTAATTGCAGCCGCAGAAGGGCCGCTAATAAGATCACAGCGAAGTCTGAAATATTTACTAGTACTACCTGTTGGAACGGTATAGCGAAAGTTTTTAGTAGCTGAGCTACTAATTTCAAGAATTGCAAGGTCATTCCAAGACGTTCCATTATTGCTGTCTTGCAGCAAAACATTAGCTGTTTTTTGCGGCATCAAAGCGGGGCCAACAATAGAAATGTTTCTAACGTCAATAAAATTAGGAAGCGGAGCCGCAGCAAAATCATACTGAGCAAAGGTTAAATATGTACCTGCAAAAGGTTGATCTGTAGTAGCAAAGGTTGCATCATTACCATCATTAACATTTGCAGCACTACCTCCACGGGGCATGCTGGGAAGCTGGGTATTTCGTGTTAAAGCTCCTAACGTGTTATCTACAACAAAAGTTCCAGGTCTGCGCTTAATTCCACCTTGAGGAACAATAACAACGTTCTCAGCAGTTTGACCGCCTTTGTAATACTGATCTAAGTCAGTACGTCCAAGGATTAAAGGAGATAGTTCGCCACTAGCAAAACTACTCTGTAAAAATTGCGACTTAGGCATAATGTTCCTTCAGCGGTAGAGTTTTAGCGTCTTACGTTGATAAATGGTCTGTCTTGAATAGGTGTCTGAGGATGTTGTTGTGCGTCAGTAAACCGAGCCATGCGCGAAGCATTCATATACTGGTTCGCCAGAAGCTCCATTGAAGCTGCACTATCTCTAATAGATGGCGCAAAATCCATACCCAGTGCGTACTCAATCATCTTAGCAAAGTAAACGGGCCATTGCTGCTCATCTACATTAGCAATGTAGTCGCAATATAAAGCACCCGTATTGTTACAGTAAACTTTGTCGCCAAGGATTTGGTAATTAATTCCAGGGTTTAACTTGATGAGAACCAGCATGTCCGCTGGTAATTGATAAACTGAACTGTACTCTGTTCCAACCGGTACTTCAGTTGTTAGGCTTAACTGCGCTTTACGGCGAGCAAAACCCCATCTGTATTTAGTTAATTCGTTTTGGACAATGTTGTCATATAAGTTATTGGCAACAGTCTGGGCGCGAGAATTACCGACCAAAGATGTTATAGGCAAGTCGCCAATTAAAATTAAAGCGTTAGAAATTAACTGGAGCTTAGTAGCCATACGAAACCTTTTGAGATTAAAAGAAAGGGGGCCGAAACCCCCATTCAGTTTACAACATTACAACATTAAGCAGTCTGAGTGTACTGAACCTTAACGATGCCGTCAGTGTCACGGGCAACCGCGCCAGCTTTCAACATGCCGTTACACAACCAAGAAGTGCGCTCAGGAACATAATCAATGTCGGTCTTCATATCAATACCGATAGCAAGGCCAACAGAAGGGCGGGCGAAGAAGTAAGAGTCCACTACGTTAGTAGCAACAGTCAAACCACCTTCTGCACGATCTTCAAGAACAACAAACTTAAAACCAGCCAAAGTATCAACATCACCATTGACCAAAGCCTTAACAGCTTGATAATCAATGCTAGTGATCTTCTCGTCATTCAGCATACCGCCAAGACCCAATGCGTTTACAGCAGCAAACAGATCAGAGTTAGGCACGCCTTTCTGACGCAGAGCTACCTGAGCCTTGATGATTTTAGCCATGTTCAAGTTAGAAGCAGCACCGCCAACACTGGTGGCAACAGTAGCAGCATAAGCGCCAGCATTGTCCATAGCGTCAATTACCAGCTGATCACATCGGCGACCAAGGGCATTTGCGATAGTGCTTGCAAGCTCTTGCTTCTCGTCAAAGTTTACTGTCTGCTGGTCAAAGATGTCAGTGAACTCAGGAGCGTTCCAGTTGGCAAGAGTCGCAGTCTTGAACTCGTGACCTACGTTCATAGCAACTACTTCAGCAGAACTGGCCTTTTGGTTAGCCAAGCCCTTGCCCATTTTACGGAACTTGTAAGTGTCACCAACTACGTTGTTACGAAGAGTTACAGCCTGCTTTAGCAAGCCAGTGCCTTGATAGGCGTGTTTGACCATAGAGTCAAATTCCGTGACCGCCACGGATGATAGTACGTTACTCATAAGAATTTCCTCGAAAAAGAGTAATATTAAAAATAGTTTTTCAAGGTTTTAGCTGAGTACCCGAGTAAACTTGGTCAGCATTCAACCTAAATTTACTGGGCCTTAAAAGAAAGGGGTGTCCAGTGCGCCGATTATACACCTTTTACCCCATATAAATCAACCAAAAGTACGAACGTGAGCTTTACTGCCGCCAAAATCTTGCATCATTTTCTGTATTTTATTTTCATGGTTGAGATCAATGCTTCTAAGCAATTGCCCGTCATCACTTCTTTTAAACATTTCTGCCTCAATGTCAGACCAGGTCATGCCAGTAGGACTTTCACCGCCGTCAATGGGCAGCTTGACAGGAGAAGTAGCTTTAACCAGCGCTTCAACAAGCTCAATAGACCTTGCATCAGTAACCAGACCCATTACATTTTCGTAATCTTCTGCGTCTAGGCTATTTTTAAGAAATCCCTCTACGTTTTTAATCCTCTCACCTGCATTGCTGCCAAGTTTTGCAATTTCATTATCTCGAGTTACTTCCTCTGCGGCTCCACTTTGAGCACTTAGCAGTTCCCATGCCTCGCCAAACGCTTCCTGGCTCATATTGGTTTTAGAAGCAAACTCAGTTAGCTCTTGTAACAAAGCATCGTCACTTTCAATCCCTTCTGGGCCTGAATACCCGTCTTTAGGCGTACCAGTAAAGCTGCCAAACTTCTTTTCTAGCTCAGTATAAGCCTTAGCTTGCTCTGAAACAGACTTGTACTTGTCTGACTTGTACCACTCGGGGCTGTCACCAGTCCCTTTAATACCGTCTGTAAGAAAATACTCTCCATCACCAAGGATAGGAGCTGCTGAATCTAGTAGGGTATCGCCAGTTGTTTGTTCTGCGGCCTGATCTGTATTATCTAACATATTACCTCCACGGTAATTTTATAGCACTTCTGCTTGTTGTACTTGATTGATTAAAAATTTAACTAATCCACTTTCACCATTATGGTATGCGGCTTCGTAGTTAGGGTTCTCGGAACCAAAGGGTGTACTGTTTTGAAAAATAAATCTTTGTGTTAAATCTGCTAACACACGCTTACCGTCATGAGTGCCAAAACACCTGTGATAAGCTTTAGCCAACTCAGCAGCTTTTACTCTAGCTGCATCATTGGCTTGTTTAGCTTTAGTGGCGTTAAAGTCGCCTTTATTAATTGTATCCCAACTCATAGAGCAGTTTGACCTTGTTGTGGTGGTTGATTGGAAACGTCCATTCCCTGTTGAGCAGCTTGAGCACCAGCCTGAATAATCTGAGCCTTTTCACTTTGACTGCGCACTAGCTCTCCTGGCATACCTGTTTTACCGGCAACCCATGTACCAAAGTCTTCAATCTTAAAGGCAGCCTTAGAAGCATCTGGCCCAGCAGTTTGCATTACAAAAGACACGGCCTGTTGAACACTAAGTATGTCTTCGCCGTCTTGCGCCCTGGCTAAAGGAGACATAAATTTAATGTCAACGTCTCTGCCATCAAGTTGCATAGGAGAAATAATACCACGGCGCGTTAAGATTGCAGCTACTCGCTTAATAATTGGAATCAAAACCTCTGTTTGCAAGCGACCAAAAGCAGAACCAATACGCTTTGCAAGCTCACGAGACTCAATAGCAACCTCTGTAGCCGAGCGAACAGCGCCAGAAGGGTCACGCAAATCGTTAAACAACGCACGTTTAATAGCAATCTGCATGTCATTGATCTGGAATTGAGCCAACTGCAAGTTAGAGCCAGTATCCAATCGCTGAATAGATGGGTTACTTGAATTGTTAGATCCTACAGGAATAACAATGCCTGGGCTAACAACTAAGTTGTAAGGATTAGTTACACCATCATCAGTAGCTGTGTACATGCCAGCCAAATCAATAGCAGCTTTCTGCAAAACAAACTCTTTAGCTTTGTTTAAGCTTCTTACATCAGGCAATGCCTGTAGTGCTGGCCCACGACCACGGATTTCACCAGATACTTTAGAGTAACGGCCTGTAACCCACGGGCTAGATGTTCCAAAGTCCTGCATCCAGCTGATTTGGGCTTCACCCTTAACCCATACACAGCCGTAATAAGTTTTAGCTTTAGGCATGTAAACTACACCCTCGCAAAGCTCAACGTCAGCATCAGGTTTTTGCTCAATAGTTTCTTTTATGGCATCAGATGGCTTAAATCCACGCCACTTACGCTCAAGGTTACGCGCCTTTACTGTAAATCTACGCCAGTGTGTCTCCACATTTCCGTGTGGGCCTTCCTCAAATGCAATTCCTTTCTGCGGAATGGCACTAAAAATAATAGGCATGTCGTCATTGTCATCTTCATCAATGCGTAACGTACCTGTTCCTACGAGAAGGTCTAAAGAGTGCTCGTAAAACTGAGTGGCAAAGTTTGATCGGTTAATATAATCAAAAATTACTTCTGCCTGTTCCTCTAGGTTTGTTCTAATGTCATCTTCAGTAACATCAAATTGACCACTTTCAAGTTCTTTTATAATTTTTTCAGATGGAGCAAACGTAGCCCACCTAGACCAGATAGGAGCAATGTTTTCTTGAAGCTTACTTGCACCCTGCTGAATAGCTTCTAGTGCAGTTGAGTCAAATATGCGATCCATTTTACTTTGACCAGGCATATTGTCATCAAAAAGATTTCGATTAGGCAGAAAATACTCATAGCAGTCATCAAGTACGCTATGCCACATACCATTTTTGGTAAAGGCGCTAGCCTCTCGCCTCTGCAAATCTCTAAGAGATCCTAACTCTTTAGGTAATTCCATTATTTTCTTTCTCCTGAGTATCCAATTTCTGCGTTTTTTCTCGTAGTAACTTTG